AATATTTAAACTCACTACTATTCAGTTTAGTTCTCATTATTTTCTTTTGTATTTCTTTAGGTAAAGCCCACCAATTACGAGTACCATTATATTCTTTAGTCCAAATTTGTAGCATAATTGGAGGTACACTAGCAATCCGTCTCATATCTCTTGAGGCTGTATAGCCATCATTTTGAGTATAGAGTTTTTTATTTCTATCCAATAAAGGATTGAGATCTTGTTGATTATGGATGGTTAGTTTACCATCAGACTCTTGTATGTAACGAGTCTTGGTAGCATCAGCATTCCATTCGGTTGCTCTTACCTTTGTCATTATTGTGTTAGTTCAGTAACGCTTACTTTTCCATCATCACCACCAACACGTAAAACAGCAATCTTTTCACCTTCAGATACTTTAATATATTCTACGTCATCTGCTGGAATATATGCTGTTGTTGCGGCAGCAGTAGGTGAAGCCGCAATTTGAATCCAAGTGGCAATTGTACTTACTACTCTTATATATTCTGTATTGGCTCCAAATGCTGAACTAGCACTTGATGAACTTCCTGCAGTTAAAACTTGCTGTGTGCTGAATCTTAATCCGTTCATATTTTGTTTTCCTTTTGTTTAGGATATGTTCCCAGAACGTTCCAGGAACATTATCCAAATTAATTATCTTCTTATTACAAATGTTACGTTAAGTTTTTTAGTACACTTGATGCACCATCAGTAATCATTTCGATAGTTCCATCTTCTGATAGATCATTTGCTGCAGTAGGTTCTGCTGTATCTACATCACCTGCTGCTGATCCTGAATATGCAACAGTTATGCCGCCTCCAGTTACTGCAGTTCCACCTATTTCAAAAGATATTCCTGCATTTACAGATGTAATTGCACCTTGAAGTGCAGTTATAATTTTAATTATTTTGCCTCCATCTGGTACAGGCACGAATGTTGATGATGCTGTACTAATGTCTGCGATTGCTGCGTGTAAAAAATAGTCGTTTAATGTTCTCATTTTGTTCCTTCATTGTTCCGCCCTTAACCCCTCTCAAGACTTCAATGTTATTATAGTGGTAGGCGAGTAGATTTGAGGTTACCCGCCTATCCAAGTGCTATTGATTAGCTAGTTGTTACGTCTGCTACAACGCCTGAAGCAGCTTCGTTTCTTGATTCTAGAGTTGCCTCTAAAAGCAATTGTCTTTTTTCTGCGTCTCCAGTTTTTGCTATTTCATGCATTGTGAAGTCTCTTAAGAAAGCTACTCCAAAATAATCCATGTCTAATACCCAAGCATCTCTATCTCTAGAGAATCTGTTAGGTACTACTTGTAGTTGACCGAAGTCAGAAGCGTAAACATCTACTGATGTGTATAAAGTTGCATCAGCACCTGCGTCAAATCTAGTACTGTTACCAGTGAATCCTGACAATTTTTGTTTATTGAAAGGTCCAACCATAATCATAGTTGGATTTCCACCAGCATTCCATACTGATTTAATTACAGATTTCAAGAGAGACTCTGTGAAAACTCTTTGAGTTCCATTACCAGCTGCGGTATTACCCAAGCCACCAGATGTTCCAGAAGTTCCCATTACGTCATTAGTAGCAACCCATGATCTTAAGCCACCCATTACTCTTGCTGCTGTTGCTGAACCTGTTACTTCAGCGTTGTTAGAAGTAAGAGAACTTTCTAGATCTCTTTTAAGCTCCTTAGCTTTTTTAGCTATTTGATAAGCTATTTCAGATGCTCTACCAGCTTTATCTACTGCTTCCTGCGTACCTGTGATTACAATAGTCTTGTCCATAATTTGGCAAGAGTTAGATAATCTAACTGTAGCAGTAATAGCGTCTAAAGTGGCTTCGTCACCTTCGATAACAGCATTGGATGATGAAGCTGCCGTCAACGTGTCAGTTTGCCATTCATGTAGAACTGCAGTTGCTTTTGTCTTAGCTGCAGAACTTAGAAATGGCGTGTCAGTTGGTGCGATGTTATAAATAACATCCGACAGGTCTTCTCGTTCTCCAATGGAATCATACGTGTCAAACGTATTGGTTGGTTGTGCCATTGTATATTACCTTTTTTGTTGAGATTTAAGATTAATCATATCCATTAAAGCACTTTGGGCTTCTCGAATGTGCCCTGTTTTCTTCAATCGACTGATTTTATTTCTTATTCCCTCTCTACCTGAACTTGCACTTGATTTGGCTATTCCAGATTTTACAACTCTAGGTGCGTTAGCTACCTTCTTCTGGGCTATAGGTCTTTTATCTTTAACAGATTTATAACTCATAGCATCTCTAATCACCATTAACATTCGATGATCAGCCAGACTCCCAATTTCACCATCATTGAATCCATAACTTCTAAGCGTTGTACGCATATTGGTTTTGAATTGGTCGGTTTTATTAGGATCGCTGTACTCTGGTATTGTCGCTGCTGCTAATTGTTTTTGTGCTTCAAGGTATTCATTGTATTGTTTTTGATTAGCTTCATATGCTTTAGACTTCATTCCATCAATCTGTCTTTGTTGTTCACGTAACTGGTAGTCCAGTCGAGCTGCAGATGTGGGATCTTCGTCATAAAGCTTTTGAAGATCTTTGCTACCTTGTTGCTGCCTGATAAATGAATCAGCAGTCGAAATCATATCGTTTAGTTCTGATAAACGAGTATCATAAGATTGACGAAAACTCTCCTTTTGACTATCAAGATCTTTTCTTTCTAATCCTAAAGTATGAGTTTTTTGTCTGTAATCCGAGTCTCGTGAATAACCTGCTTTCAGCTCATCGAGGGTAACCTCTAACTCTTGACCACTAACTTTAATGCGGTGGAGTTCTGGTTCCTCTGTTTCTGTTTGCGTTTCTTCTTCGATGTCGGGTTTTTCAGTAGCTACTTCTTTGGGAGTTTCTTCAGACTCTGATTGACTCTCTTTTGAAGGTTCCTCTTTGATCTCTTGAGGTTGCTCTGAGGGAGCTGCTGGTTTTACAGGTTCTGTTTGTCCTTCTTTAGGATTCAGAAGTCCAGATATTTTTTGAGCAGCACCTTGAACAGTTTGTTCTTGTGCCATTGTAACGTTCCTCCTTGTTGGTTGACGTTTAACGAGCTCCTTGAATAGGTTAGCTCTTATTTAAAAGCTCAAGATCTTTTTGAGCTAGTTTTCCGCTTTCCATGATAGTCTGTAAATGCCCTCTGATTTTATCTAGCATATTATATGCCATCCAAAGGGATCTACGTTTTTCATCGTCAGCAAAACTTGTGTGGAAAATCTCCTGCTTATAAGTATCTAGGAGATCTTCAAATGCCTGTTTCAGAAGTGGATCCTGTATTAGAACCTGGGCTTGCTTTCCCCTTCTGATCTGTTGTTCTATTTTGTTCATCACCAAAGAATTTTTGTTGTCCCTTAACAATCTCTTTCATTAAATCTCCAGATTTCTTAAGGTCTTCTGTTTCTAACATAGATCTACGCTTAAGTTCAAGCTCATCTATATTAGATCCGTATTTAAGTTCTAATTCTTTAATCTTAATTTCAAAGTCAAGTAGTTGTTGTCTCATTCTACCTTCAACTTCTTTAAGTGTTACATTCGCATTTAATTGTGCACGTTGGTTTTCACCTTGTACTTGAGCTAATGTAACTTTTTCAAATTCAGTTGGTGGTTTAGGTGGCAACTGAGGCATTTGAGCTGCACCTACGTCAGGATCCATGAAATAGGGTTCTATTCCATTCAGTCCTGCGTTCTCTACTAATTTTTTTAAACTATTATATATATTCCTAAGATTAACCATTGGACCAAATACATTTTGTTGTAAGTTTATTGCCTGCATTTGTCGTTCCAATATAGCGTTCATAAGAATGAGTTGTTGTTCTTTTGATCCTGTTCCTAATCCTACTTGAACAGTAACATTAACTCTATCTTTCCATTCGTAAGGTCTCATAGGAATATACTTACCTCTAATTCTTACGATTTTTTCTTTTTGTTGGTACTTGCATACCAGTTCAAATATTTTTAAAGCTAGATCCTTTACACCTGTTTCAGCAAAGCTTCTGGCGATTAACTCCATTCTCATTTGTGATTGTGTCAGAATTTGGTTTTGACCAGTCGCTGTTTTATTTAAGGTATTAGAATCTAGCCCTTGTGATTGTCTTGTTATTCCTGTTCGTGTTTCTTTAACAGAATCAAGGTAACTTAACATTCCACTTGCTTGTTCGGTAATCGGTTGTGCTGGAAGAGGCATCATAACATTTTGTGGAGGTTGCTTTGTTCTAACAATTCCACCAGGTCTGTTAGTTAGCAAATCATCCATAGCTACTTGTCCGTCTTGGACAGCAACTCTGTTATTGTTTGTTAGATACATGTTATCTAACATCTGTCTCATCACAGTCGATTTAATTAATTGAATATCTTCTACCAATTCAGATATGGATCTACCATGAAATCTATGTGGCATGATCACAGGTGTCATTGAAATAAATGGAATGTTATCTACTTCTTCCATATCTAACATCTTACCTGTTCCAGATCCTGCAGTTGTAATCTTTAATAATTCTGCTTTGCCATCTTCATTAACATCCATTTTGATGTAACATTCATAGATAAGAATATCATTTGTACTTTTATCACCTTCACTAGCTCCGTGTGAAAAGTCTACGTTTTGATGTCGTACAAATTTATCTTCTGTAAAGAAATCAGTATCACCTGTTGGTAATCCTTCTACTAAGTCTTTATCATAACCCATTTCAACAAGTTCTGATCTTGTTTTATTTGTTCTATGACATACAAAACTTGCAGAATTAATATCTTTACTACGTCTCGAAATTAAGAATTCTTCTGGAGGAACTGGTTCAATTCTTGCTTGTCCGTATAATCTTGTTCTATGAATGACTACATCATGGAGAGTTACTTTGTCTAACTCTTTTCCCTGATCGTCTGTAATGGGTTCTTCGTATTCGGAATGATTTTTAACTTTAACTTCTGGATCAGATACAAGATCATTAAATTCATCTTCCGTTAATCTTGTATATTCTTCTCTTTCAGTTTTATTAGAATCATCCCAATAAACTTTTAAGATTCCATTCTTTTGTATTAAAGCATCTTTAAATGCTGAATAAAGAGCAAGGAATCCTGAGTTCTCTTTATAAAATATATAGTTAAGATAGTCGGAACATTGACGTGCCATTTCATCGTCTTCTGGTCCAACTCCTTCGCAGTTAAATACATTATCGCCTGCAGTAAAAATTCTCATTAATGAAGGCATAAGACTTTCTACTGTATCTAAAACATCATTGGATACTACCTGAGAACGACCTTCTTGTTCGTTCCCTAAAGGCATACCTAAATAATATTCTAATGATTTTTTTCTTCTTGATACTAACTCGCCACCAATAAAACCTGATGCGTTATGTATTTCTCTACTTACAACTGCTAATATATCTTTTTCTGATTTCATACTATGTATTTCGTATCTATCCTAATTGGTTTTTTCCATTCAGTTGTATCAATTGGTTCATGCACAGCTCCGTATCTTAATGCGTCAGCTGCGTGTGAACACCAATCGTGTAAAGGTTTATTTTTAAATACCTGGTTCTTATCATCCCATTGTTTCCGATATTGTCTGACAGCATCTAAACCTATTTTACATTTAACTCTATCAAACCAACAATTCGGTAACATATTTCTCACAGTTTCTATTCCGTGATCAATTTCTAATTTAGGAGCTACTTCAAAATCTATTCCTAATTCATTGGAAACTTCCAATCTAGATTTTCCTGTTCCTAATTCTCTTGCCTGAATATCATGAGGAGCTATATGACGTTCATAAGCATAACCTTTTTCTTCAAGTTTATCAGCGTAATGTGCCAAAGATTCTCCTGAAGTTTCGTAATAGTCAATGAGGTGTATTTCCTGTCCCACTCGTTGAGCAAACCAAATTGCTGTTGAGTCACCTATACCTAAATCCCACCACGTTTCTACACCTACGTTTGTTACAACAGGCACGGATCCGATTCTTCCATCATTGTCGGCTTTCGTTATTAATCTTCCGTAATAACTTCCTGAGACCGCTGCAGTAAATGAACATTCGAACTCTTG